TTTATAATTTAATAAATAAAATAATTATTATTTTTACTCATTTACTGATAAATGTATTGTCAACACAAGTAAAAATTAAATATAAAACTAAAAAATTTTATAATTTAGGAATATCAAATCACGTATCAGAATTAGATATTTTTTTATTATTTATAATTTTTTCCAAACACAAAATAGATTATAGTTTAATTTCAGATATAAGATTTAAAAATTATCCTATAATAAAACAATGGGCTCGACAAAATAAAACTATTTTTGTTAATAGAGTAGATGGAACTGGATGTAAATCTATTATAAATAATACAAAAAAAGATTCTAATGTTTTTATATTTCCTGAAGGAACATTATATTATAAACCAATGATTAATAAAAGTAATCAAATATGTAATTATAATAATATTGAAATTTATAAAAATGTATTATGTCCAAAAATTAATGGTTTTAATACATTAAAAAAAATATTAAAGCCAAAATATATAACAAATATTACTTTAAAATATATATTTAAAGATAAAAAATTTTTAAAAAAGTCCATTAAACCATTAACAATTTATAATTTATTTAACAATAAACCTAAAAAGATTATTATTTATGTTGATAGAGTTAAAGTTAATTCTAATATAGATATTAATGAAATTTTTAGACAAAAAGATAAGTTATTAGATAATATTAATTAATTTTATTATAATAAAATTCAATAAAAATTTTTATGTAAAAAAGTAAAAAATTGAAAAAAATATAAAAAAGTATAACTGATTATATAATATTCATATATAATGAGTCAATTTACTGAAAATACACAAGATCATAGATATTCTAGACAATCATATACTATTGGTCAAGATGCCCAAACAAAATTGTCAAATGCATCTGTTTTAATAATTGGATATAATTCATTAGCTCAAGAAATAATAAGAAATATGGCCTTGATTGGAGTAGCCAAAATAGATATATTTGTAAATACCAATTTAAAACAAAATTATAGTACGACTGGTTTATATTATAAATGTAACAATGGATTAATTCCTTTAGATGACTTAAATAAATTAAATCCAACTGTTGAAATTAATTGTGTAAATATTTTAGATGAAGATAACGAATTAGACAAAAAAAAAATAATTAACAAATACAATTTGATTATTTTAACAAATAGTATTATTGATGATGCTATAAATATTAACCGTATTACCCATAAATTTAATATTCCATTTATAATGTGTGGAACATATGGACTAGTCGGTTATATGTTTAATGATTTTGGGGAAAATTTTGTCATTAATGATATTGATGGTGAAACATCCGAACCATTAATTTTAGAATCTATTGATGGAAAACTATTAAAATTTAAAGATGAACATAAATTATCTCAAGGTGATACAATACTAGTAACTAACTTAGATGGTAGTGAAATAGAATTGGGTGTTTATAGAAAAAAATCACCTTTATTGGTTGAGTTAACAAGTGTTCCATCCCAAAATAAAAATGATTATGTTAAAATTCTAAGAAAAAAAATATCTCAAAAATTTAGTTTTGAATCATTGAAAAAAAATATTGATAATCCATCACACGTCGTTTCAGATTGGTCTGTTGGTTTGGATAGAAGTGTATTATTACATAAATTACATTTATTTTTAGATAAGTATTTTTCTGATTTTAATGAATTACCAAAACCATGGTCAATTCCTGATTGGGAAATATTTTATGAAAAATATTTAAATAAACCTGATAACAATTTTAACAATTCAGACTTATTATTAGCTAAAAAATTTTGTTTTACTTTAAGAGGGGATGTTTTACCAATTTGTTCTATAATAGGTGGAATTGTATCACATGAAATATTAAAAGTTTTAGCACATAAATATATTCCTATTCAACAATGGTATTATATGGATTATTTAGATTTGGTATTGGATTCAGAAATTAATGATTATTCTGATTATACCTCAAGAAATTACAAAACTAAAACAAAGTATGATGGTTTAGTTAATGTGTTTGGAAAAAAATTTTTAGAATCAATTCAAAATACAGTTCCATTTGTAGTTGGTTCAGGTGCAATTGGTTGTGAATTAGTTAAAAATTTAGGAATGTTAGGTGTTAAAAGAGTTTATCTTACAGATCCAGATCATATTGAAAAATCGAATCTTTCAAGACAATTTCTTTTTAATGATAATGATATTAGACAATCAAAATCAGAAACCGCAAGTAAAAAAATTAAATTAATGAATCCTGATGTTGAAATTATTGCTTTAAAACAAAAAATGTGTTTAGAAACAGAAGATTATTTTAATGAAGATTTTCATTCTAATATCAATATTTATCTTAATGCTTTAGATAATGTTGACGCAAGAGTTTATATGGATTTGATGGCTATTAGATATTCAAAACCATTGGTAGATTCAGGAACTATGGGTTCTAAAGGTAATGTTCAAGTAATTTTACCGCATTTAACAGAATCTTATGGAAGTTCAAAAGATCCAGATGAAAAAGCTGGTATACCAATTTGTACAATTAAAGCATTCCCGTATAAACCAGAACATACTATTCAATGGGCAAGAGAATTATTTGAGTCTGAATTTAATTTAATTCCATCAGTTATTAATAAATTTAAAAATATTAATGAACTTGAAAAAATAAATGATGCTGATGCTAAACAATTATTATCTCAAATATATAAATATCGTGATTTTGAGTTATCAACTAATAATTTTAATAAAATATTAGGTACAATTTGGAGAGAAAATTTTTATGATAATATACAAGAAATTATTAATAAGTATTCTAAAAATGAAAATAAAGAAGAATTAGGTGATAAAAAATTACCATCTCATCTATCATATGAATATGATAATTATGCTAATAGAATTGAATTCTATAGATATGGATTTAAATTACTTAATCAAATATTTAATTCAAATGTAGAATTTGTATTGTCAGAAAATAATGATGGAACAAAATTATTATCTGAAACATTTAATTTTGAATTAGATAAATTAAATTCTGATGATATTATTGGTATTTTAAATCCATTGATTATTTCTATTCCACAAGCATTTCCTATTGAATTTGAAAAAGATGATGATGAACTAGGTCATGTTCAATGGATAAGTTTATGTTCCAATATGAGAAATTCCCAATACTCTATAGCACAAACAGATTTGTGGGAAGTTAGAAAAATTGCAGGTAATATTATTCCTGCATTAATTACCACAACATCATTAATTTCAGGTTTTCAAATTCTTGAATTTATTCGAATTTGCAAATTATATCAACCTAATAAATATATTAGTAAAGAAAATCATAAAGATATTGATATGTACAAAAATAGATTTGTTAATTTAAATACTAATTATTGTGATGGAATTAATCCATCTGCTTCTCCAAATTATAAATTAGATAATGGTGACAATATATCAATTTGGACTAATTTTAAAACTTCACATATTGATACAAATCAAATTATTAGTCAAATTGAGTTGGAAACTAAAAAGAAAATTGAATTTATGACTCAGGGAAATAAGACTGTTTTTGATGGTGATGATATTAGTATAGATAAAATTGATATTCAAGATAAAAATAATATATTAGTTTTATTAGAAGATGTTCCTATTGGAATTCCATTATTATATGTTAAAAAATAAATTAAAAAATATATTTTTATTCTATAATATTTTTACATATAATCACAATTATTAATAATATTAAAATAGTTGTTATATTTATATTGTAATTTAAAAAATAATTACAAATAAATATTATAATTGCGATTAAAATCAATAACATTAAAAGTGTATAAAAAATATTTGAATTGTTTTGTATTTTATTTTTGTTTTCTATAAAATATTGTTTTGCCATTAAAATTGTATTTATTATATATTTAAATATATATATATTTTTTTTATTTATTAATTAATATATTATGTCCAATAAAATTTCTATTATTTTGGCCAGAGCTAATTGGTGTCATTTTTGTCGAGATTTTGAACCAATTTACAATTTAGCAAAAGATATCCATAAAAAATTTGATGAATTAAAAAATTATGATATTGATTTTGAAGATTATGACCTTGCTGATGATGATATTAAAAATACTTTTATGGTAAATTACTATGATCTTAAAGATAAACTTAAAGGATATCCGACAGTTTTTGTTAATTTTAAAAATAAAAATCAAAAAATAAATAATTATGTTACAATTGATCATACAATTGTTAATGATAATGTTAAACAAGATAATCAACATATTGATGCTGCTGAAAGATTTATTAAAAATATTATTAATATTTTAATGAGTAAAAATTCAGATAATAAAATATTATATGTACAAGATGGCGGTAATAATAAATGTGAATTTAAAAATGATTATGATAATGATGATTACAAAAAAAAATACCTTAAATATAAATCTAAATATCTTGAACTTAAAAATAAATTTTAAAAATTTTTAATTATACTATAATAAATTATTTTATTTTATAAGTATATATGTTTTTAAAAATATTAATTTTAATAATAATTTTAGTTATTTTAATTCAAATGTATAAAAGTAATTTTGAAACTATAAATAAGGAAAATTTTATAATTTCTAATTCTAAAACAAATACAAAGACTAATATCATTTCAAATCCTAAATCTAAACTAAATACTCAAGAAATAACACAAATTGATGAAAGAATATTATTTAATAATAAAGACTACAATCAAAATTTATCTATTGATAATAAAGATAACACATATTATTACGATGATATGATTGACCAATCAAATATTAATGAAAATGCTTTTAATATCATTTATTCAGTTGATCCAATTGATTATTCCAATGTTAAAACTGGTATAGATAAATGTAATAAAGATTGTAATGGCATTTGTTTTGAAAATGGTTATGATGGTATTGCAACTTGTTATCCCTATCAACAACAAACATTTGATTGGGGTACTCTTTATAAAAATCCAACTTTTACTTATGGATATAATGCTTATGGTCCTGAAAATTTACCACAATAAATATATATATATAATTTAAATTATTAAGTATAACCTAATTTATTGAAATATTTTTTCAATAAATTATTTTTTTATAATATCAGTATATAATATATTATAAATGAATTTTTATAGTTTAGATGGTTCTAAAGTAGATTCTAATAATCTATTTGAAAATAAACAAATTTACGAAAGATTCGATAATACAAATAATTTTTCATCTTCATTAGATAATTTTATTGATGAAAATGAAGAATTTGCTAGTGTTCCAACAACAAAATCTAGTGCTACTGATAATAATTATCAATGTTCTGATGGATATGGTGTTAAGGGAACTACATTAGGTAATGATTATAAAAATATAAATTTAATTGATTGTAAAAAAATGTGTGAAAGTGCCGGAAATGATTGTATTGGATTTAATTTTGACACTGCTAAAAATATTTGTACATTAAAAAAAGATGCTTCATCACTTATGGATTCACAAGCATCTTCAACTTTATGTATTAAAAAATCCGCTGGAAATGCCAATTGTAAAATTAACACCAAAAACTCTAATAATGACCATACTAAAGCATTTAATGAACTTGATTTAATATTTAATAATCAATCACATAATAATATTCCAACAGGTAATCTTCCTACTGGTAATCTTCCAACAGGTAATCTTCCAACAGGTAATCTTCCTACTGGTAATCTTCCAACAGGTAATCTTCCAACAGGTAATCTTCCT